CGTTCCACGTCTTACCGCTGGGGAAAACAGGCCCGTTTAACCACGGAACCGGCATGGCAATACATTGGCCCCGGTGATGACAGTCTCAGTATTCAAGGCGTTATTTTTCCCCATGACAAGGGCGGATTAGGGCAAATGGACTCTCTGCGGCAAGAAGCGGAAAAAGGCGAATCCTTGCTCTTGCTTGAAGGCAGCGGCAAAGTGCTGGGTCGATGGGTGATTGAATCCATTAGCGAAAACCAGAGCATTTTCTTTAAAGACGGCACCCCGAGGCGCATTGGATTCACCCTGCAACTTCGCAAAGATGAAAATGCTAAAAACACGCGTGTGAATGACCTTGCCATGGTCACACAAGGATCCGTTAAGGAAAGGTTGATATGAAGTACCGTACAGTGAAGGGGCAGACGGTGGATGAAATCGTATGGAAACATTACGGCAACAGGAGGGGGGCGGTTGAAACTGTTTTGGAAGCCAATCGGGGACTGGCTGACTACGGCGCGCTCCTTCCGGGCGGTCTGGTGATCGACTTACCCGATGACGTCCCCCCGAAGCCTGTCCGAGGACTGAGATTGTGGGATTAACCCCTGCGTTTAAAGTCATGGCTGAATCACAGGATATTACCCGAAAGATAGGCGACCGTTTACTCAGCCTGACGGTGACTGACAATGCGGGTATTCAATCGGACACCGTTGAAATTCGTCTGGATGACAAGCACCATGAACTGATACTCCCCCGCACGGGTGCAGAACTGGAAGTCTCCCTGGGATATAAAGAAAGCGGTGTTGAACGCATGGGGCTGTCGGTTGAATGGATGAAATTGACATTCTGGGGCCGTCTGATGTCATGGTGATTCGGGGTAAAGCGGCGAACATGAACAAGGGGTTAAAAGAGCCCAAGACAAGAACATGGCAAAAACCGGGTAAAACCCCGGCACGAATCACGTTAAAGGAAATCCTGGACAGCATCGCGGGAGAACACCATTTAACGCCTAAGCTCAGTGATGAGTTTGGCACGATAGATTATGAGGTAGTCAATCAGACTCATGAGCATGACCTGAATTTATTGACCCGCCTGGGGGCCAAAGTGGGTGCCGTTGCCAAACCTGCGAGCGGGTTCCTGCTCTTCGTCAAGAAGGGAGAAGCGAAAACAGCGAGCGGAGCGTTGCTCCCACCGATATTTCTGACGCCCAAAGAAGTCACCCATTGGCGGGTCTCTTTGGTTGAGCGAGGCGCGTATGCGAGCGTCAAAGCCAAATACCGTGATCATGCACAATCAAAAGAAATGGAAGTGGCCACGGGGGATGAAAAACCGGCTTACATCATTCGCAAGCTCTTCAAAGATGAAGCGGAAGCGAGCAAGGCGGCGAGAGCGCAACTGGAGAATTTTGAGCGGGGCAAGTCTACCGTCAGCCTGCAGCTACCGGGCAATCCCCTATTCATGGCAGAAGCGCCTTTGCACCTGTCTGGTTTTCGTGAGGGAGTCAATGGGGCCTGGGTGATTGAGACGGCAACCCACACTTTTAACAGTGAGGGCTATTCTGTCAGCCTTGACGGAACGGTAAAAAAGTAGGATAAAAGGTTAATATCAAGCCAAAGAATAACTATTAAGTTGGTGTTTTTGCACCTTGGTTTACTCTTTTTTTAATGTTTTTCCCCCGCCTGTCCCCCTAAATATATGTAAGATATTGATATATATAATGACTTAATATTTTGTATCGGGAAGTGAAGTGACCCATTGAAAAGAAAAACGATGCAAAACCTTTCAAAAAATATCAAAACAAACCACTGTTTTATTGATTATTTTCATAATTTCCTAAAGCGCGACTACGAACCTTTAGAGCTCTCTCTCTATGAGAACCCAAAAACTTAATCTGAACGCCAAAACAACAAAGAAATGTTGCGTCAGGCCCAGGCTGCGCGGTCAGCCAGGCTAGCTGGATCTCACAGCAATAAGTTCCAGCTTGAAGACCGGGTAAAACTTGCTTCAAGCTTTTACGAGTACTACGACAAGTTGACTGCCAGCAAAAAGTCCGGAAGTACCTCAAACTATTTTATTTGGATTTCTGAGGTTAAACATTTTCGGAGCTATCACGTAAGAGCAGAGCTGACTTTTGAAGAACTTGATAAAAAATTCCTGAAATATCTTCTGGAGGAGCCTCTGACGAAATCGAAGTCAAAACTTGCCAAAAATACCGCCTCTAGTTATTTCAACAAAATCAGGGCTGCCCTAAATGAAGCATACCGAGAAGGCATCATTAGGGATAAACCAGAGTCCACCGGGTAAAGAGTGTCAAAGCAGAAAATACCAGGTGAACCTACCTCACTCTTGATGAAGTTCGAGCGATGATAAAGACGGAGTTGTCATTATGATGTTCTTAAACGCGCATTTCTTTTTATTTGCACGACCAGTTTGAGATGTAGTGATATTCAGAAGCTTGCATGGAGAGAAATTGAAGAGTTTCAGGATGGACATACAGAATCATTTTTAAGCAGACGAAATTACAAAACGCCTGAAACAGCTTTCTTTATCCGCTGGATCTTGCTGTCCTCACTGAGGAAAGTCCGCATTCCAGAAAATACTTTAAGATGCTCTACGGCTACGAGGTGAGCAAGCAATGTAACTGGCAACGTCTTGATCAAGTGCATCTTTGGACTTCACCCTGTTCTTTTCCAGCCATACTTGAACGTCTGATCGTTTAATTAGCACTATATTACCTCCCGGCTTAGTAAACGATACGCGCTTTTCATGGGTCAAACGGTAGATGTAGGAACGTTTTGCTCCGACATAAACCCGCAGCTTCATCAACTGTAAGATACTCTTTATCAGACGGTGGCAAATTCGCTTTGCTGCCGTCACTCAGGGTATTTTCAACAAACTGGGCCAGTAATTGCTTCATTATAGGGTTTTTAAGATTTCAGACTACACGCAAGTTCAATGCTGGTGCGTATGTGAAGGACTCACAAACACCATGTCCGTAAAGCACTGCACTACCTTTAGGATTTTGTTCCAAAAACTTGCGAGTGGCTTTGAGAGCTACTAGTATAACCTGCCTCAGAGAGCTGATACTCTCGTATTCGCTTTTTTTGGTTTGTTAGATGACTCGATACATTAAATCCTCTTCATCTCATTCGACAGCATCCAGGGCACCTGGTTGATCGTTACTGGAGGTAGATTTCAAACATTCACCACACAATGAACAGACAGTAGTAACCAGTGGACTAACCACCCCTACGGGCCGCGTTTTTCTCAATGATCGATATGTCACAATCGAAGCTCCGAAAGCAATAACGCCAACGGTAACAATCATAATCAAAACGAACGTAGAGAAAGTACAAACACCTCCAATAGTTGGAATTAAATGTTTTACACCGCATAACCGGTGAACCCTGGTTGCGGGATATATTGATAATATGCTGTTTGTTTTGGGCGAACCGCTATCGCACATACTCAGCACAAGGCTTAAGTTGATAGAAATTTAATAGCTCATACCTGAATCAACACGCGGTGTATTGGCCCTTTTGGGGCAACATTAGAAAATGCAAAAAAGATATTATTGTGCAAGAGTACTCTTCAGACTTCTGTTTATCGTAATTACGGTAATTACAAACATATAAAAAAGGTGATCCGGCGAGGCGTAAGTTCTGGTTAAAGAGTATATGACATCAGCATGATGGCTTTTAATCAGTAGAAGCAGATTTTTCAGGGCGTGGAGGCTCTTCAGGACGGTTAAGTAATTCCCAAAAGAATCGGAACGCATAGAAGTGATCCCGTAATGTCGTCGTACTTAATCCCTGATTTCTAGTGTAATACCTGTGGATATGGGCTATTCCAACTTGCGATGGAGCGTTGACTCCTTTCTCATTGGCGGCAGGCAATATCATTAAGGCGCAATAAGCCATTTTACCATCGCTCGCCGAGCAGTCTTCTCCTCCCTGCACATAAACATGGCGTATTTCTCTAACCCATTTTTCCATTGGTTACTCCTGATGTTGCTCACCCCATATAGGAGTTTGTTACGTCGATACGACCGTGGCCCAGATCTCACGCAATTTCCATCACTCGATTTACAGCACTAAGGTAATTTCTGCACCGTGGATGGCTCGATTTCTCCCCGTTCATAGCGATCGTTAAGGTGCGACGCATAGGTGCGCGAGCAAGTGAATCTTCTCGACGTCGCGCATATCCTTAATATCCTGATCCAGGAGCAGAACAGGTTCCACTGGTCGTGGATCGCTGCTTTGGAGGCCGAAATTACGCGCATCTGGATTGGTTCGTTCTGAGCACATTCTGCTTCTCATCATCTGGTTAATCAGGTTGTCGTTGGCCTTTTAGTGAACAGTGTGGTAGGCGATACGCAGTTTTTTTATTAGCTCCGCATGCTAAGGCCAACCGAACAACTCACCTCCTATAAAAAGAATGCCCAAGGGGTGGCGGATAACAGTTATCTCGACAGCGAAACCCTGCACACCAGTGCGTCTGTCCTCAGGCGACTCAAATCGGTCATCACCTCCAAGTATGGACGACACAAACTCGCTGACGACGGCACCCGCTTTGGTGCCGGTCAGGCCATCGTCACGCCGGCGGTCATCAAGGCCGAGCTGTGCGCCGTGTATCGCCATCTTGAGCGGGAAGGCATGGTGGAAAACTTTGCGGCTTTCCGTGACCATCTCATCGTCGAGCGCCATGCGCATGACCCGAACCGGGACAAACCCTATACCGAAGACCCGGGCCGGTCGTTCTGACGCGTTTACCCATGTGGGCCTGAAAGGCTTGCCGGATTTTGCACAGGCTGGTGTACTGGCGAAGGCCAAAGCGATGACAGACCACGTGACCCAGGCCCTGGACAGTATCGACAGCAGGATTGGAAGTAAAACCGCCGATTTAATCGACTGTACGGCATCGCCCACCGATTTTGACGGCAAAACCCTGCATCAGATAGCCTCAGAGCTGGCCAGGCCGTTTGGCATCAACGTCATCAACCAGGGGGTGCCCACAACGCGATTACAGAGGCTCCAGGCGGATTACGGTGAAACGGTGCATGAAGTCCTGAACAAAGCCCTGGGGCTCCAGCAGGCGCTGGCATGGGATGATGAGGACGGCAATCTGTTGATAGGGAAGGTGGGGACGGACCGGGCGACCACGGCGCTGGTTTATGGAGAGAATATCTTGAGCTGTGATACCGAACAGAGTATCCGGGACCGTTTTTCCGAATACCAGGTGGCGGGACAACGCAGTGGTGACGATGCCGATTTTGGCGAAGCCACCTTGACGATGCTCAGAGCCCACGCGAAAGACCCCCGCATCCGGCGTTACCGTCCGTGTCACCTGCCGCAATCGGGGAATGCCACCCTCGCCAGTTGCCGTGAACGCGCAGAATTTGAGGCCCAACAGCGCGCCGCCAGAACCGAAGAGACGACCTATACGGTACAGGGCTGGCGACAGGGGGATGGGCGTCTCTGGCAACCGAACCAGAGGGTGATTGTCCTTGACCCCGTTCTGGGTGTTCACCATCCCGAAATGTCCTGATTCCATGCGCATGATACGCGTGTCAATCGCAATCCGCGCTTTCGTGTCTCGTATTTGACGACGCCACTGAGTAACATGATCGCATCCATTTCGGTCAAGGTAGTGCCGTATTTTTTGCATAACGAATTATCGTTTATAAACGATCTCTCTGTCAAATCAGGAAAATTTCATGACCCAAGCCCTCACCACTCTCTATAGACACTTCTCCCGTTTGTAAGTCTTTGAGACGATGTGAACCGACTTGACAGCACCGCGGCCTGCCAGAGAGTGGATGTCTCCCTGATGGCAGGGGAAACGAAAGCAGGGATGGAATACCTGGAGCCTTATGGCTTCACCGGCATCGCGCATGCCGGGGCAGAAGGGGTGGCCCTGTTTCTCTCTGGCGACCGCTCGCATGGCATCGTCATCAATATTGCCGACAGGCGTTATCGTCTCAAAGACTTACAAACGGGAGAAGTGGCGATTTACACGGATGAAGGCGATAGCATTGTCCTGAAACGCGGTAAAGTGACAGAAGTCACCACCGACACCTTGATTCTCCATGCCAAAAACAAGGTCGTGCTGGATACACCACGGGTGGAAACCTCCGGAGAAATCACCGCTGAAAAATCCATCGTCTCCCAGTCTGAAATACAGGACAGGGTGGGTTCCCTGAGTTCAGTGCGAGACCAGTACAACCGCCACACTCACCCAGGCGACAGCGGGGGCACCACAGGCCAGCCTTATCAGAGGATGACGCAAATGATGCGGGTCCATGGCCATCCTGCAGAAACGGTGTCAGACCCACTGACCCGAGCGGTGATTATCTCCCTGTTCACCTGGCGACGGGCGGAACCGGATGACGACACCGACACCCCGATGGGTTGGTGGGGCGATACCTGGCCAACCGTGGCGAATGACCGCATCGGCTCAAGACTGTATCTGCTCAGGCGAAGCAGGCTCACCGCACAGACCGCACACAAAGCCCGTGACCATATCGCGCAAGCCCTCCAGTGGATGAGGGAGGATGGGATAGTCGATCGCACAGATATTGCGGTCACTCGTTCCGGTCTCGATACGCTCACCGCGACGCTGACCCTCACCGTGCTTCGCGTGCCTGTGTGATACAGCTCCACGTTATCCAGGTTGTCTGTCTCAGGTATCGGAACGACCAGGGTGTCTGAGTGCTGAGCAAAGTACTCTGCCACTAAACTCGATTGACTGAGGGTTTGAAGGGCGCTTAACTCATCGATATGATATGCCGAGAAGGTGTACAGCCTCACTCAGTGAATTTCGGGATGAAGTGATGACCATATGGCCAGCATCAAACCACTCTATCACTCAAACCCATTGACAGGAGAAGGCGTATGAATGCCAAGAAAAGATGCAGACTCGACTCAGACGAACTGTCCGTCGTCGAGAGGAAAGGCAGAGACTGGCAGCACAATGGCGGGAAGAGCAGCGAAAAAAGGGAACGGGTTTAAACGTACCTCAAGTTCTTTTGTATCATTCCACCCCCCAGGACAGCCCAGATAACCGGCTGCTCTACAGGGCATGGTTGTTTCGGGCAAAAAGGAGGTTGCCAT